AGAATAATGCAAAAGCAAACGTTCGAACAAATAAAAGAAATGAAAGAACGTATTAGAAGAATAGAATACATGATCGTAGCTGGCATGGGTTCTATGATCTTAGCTTTACTTATGAATTACATGAAATAATATGAAACTTACACGAAACTTTAGCCTTTCAGAACTTATTAAATCAGACACAGCCATTAGGCTCGGTATTGATAATAATCCAAACGCAGACCAAATAGAAAAATTAAAATTACTTTGTGAAAATATTTTGCAACCCGTACGTGACCACTTCGGCAGGGTAACGGTAACTAGCTGCTTTCGTAGCCCTGAGTTGTGTGTGAAAATAGGTAGTTCATTAAATTCGCAACATACCAAAGCTGAGGCGGTCGACTTCGAATGTCTGGGCACGAGCAACGCTGAGGTCTTTGATTGGATTAAAGCAAACCTTGATTGGGATCAAATGATTTTAGAATTTTTTACGCCTGGTGAACCTAATAGCGGATGGATTCATTGTTCTTGGGTTGCTGAAAATCCTCGTAAACAATTATTAAGAGCGTACAAAGAAGAAGGTAAAACAAAATACAAACCTGTTATTGGTGACGCTGTAAACTTAATTTAAATCCAAGCTTTTAATTCTTCACCCAATACTTCAGATGCTATATTAATTTTATCTCGTAAAGCTTTTACAATTTTTTCATCAACTGTGTCCTCACATATAATATCTATGTAAGTTACATTTTTCTTTTGACCTATACGATGTGCTCTATCTTCTGATTGTAATCTTTTTTCTAAATCATAGCCATTAGAATAATAAATAACTGTATTTGCTTTTGTAAGTGTAATACCATAACCACCTGTTTGTGGTGTACCCACCAAAAATCTACACTCATCACCGTTTTGAAACTTACGAATATTATCTTGTCTTTTATCTTGTGGTGTTAATCCATAATAATCAACCACGGACCCTGGACCATATTTTTTTTCTATATTCTCTACTATTTGTGTAATATCTCTTTGATAATTAGCCCATATAATAGCTTTGCCTTCTGTTTCCTCTAATATATTCATTAACTCTGTTATCCTATTACTATTTACATTTTGAACAGACCCATCATCGGCTGTAAAATGCCCACAAGTTATTTGATGTAGTCTCATTAATTGTGTAAGCACAGTCATTGTAGAGGATACCTTACCATTTAAAATAGATATGGCCTGTTGTTTCATCTGCATGTAAACTTTCTTTTGATCAGGTGTAAGTGTTATGTGTCTCTTGATAAAATTTTTAGGTGGTAAATCTAAACAATCTTCTTTTAATACTCTGTAAGAAAAACCATTCAGTTTATCAGATAATTCTGATAAATTTTGAAAAGCATGCACCACTTGTATTGATCTACCTCTAAGGTGCATAGTTCTCATTTCTGCGTATCTATTTCTAAAAGCATAATAAGATGCAAAATCTAACAAATATGGGTCTAAAAATTCACATTGCGTATACAGATCTAAAGGATTTTTTGTAACAGGAGATCCTGTCATAATACGTCTGTATTTAGCCATCTTACCAAGATCAATAATATTTTTAGTTCTCTTTGCCGTCGGTGTTTTAATCGTCGTAGACTCATCTATTGCCATTAAAGTTTTATGAGAATTTAAAAATTGTTTTGCAAACTTAACACCTTTTTCTGTAGATAAAGCCTCTACATTCATAATTAAAATATGAAGTTCTTGACCGGGTAAAAACAAACTCTCTAATTTTTCTTGTTGTGTTTTTGTAATATTTGGTTGCCACAATACCGTCACATTCTCTATATGTTTTGGTAGGTGTGTTGGAAGTTCTTGTTCATACCAGGTCTTAACAACACCTTTTGGTGCAATAATTAATGCACTGTCTATTTTACCTTTGTCGTAAAGCATAGACATATTATCTATTAATACTTTTGTTTTACCCGTACCCATCTCCATAAAATATGCGTAAGCCTCTTTATTCCAAGAGTTTTCTAAAGCAATCAATTGATGCTTATATGGCTTTATCCTAAATTTATAATTCATAAATTTTTATACTTTCTAACTTGACATATAATGTAGGATCACTATATTGTCAAGTATGTCAGAAAGAATAGTTTACGTTATACAGGAAATAGCTGGAACGAAAGCAGGTAACCCCAAGATTAATATCATGGGTGCTTCGCACTATGGTAAATTTAAATTTCTTTTACCAGAGTTTAGCCAAATCATTTTCTCTCCAGGTCCTCTGGTTTACAAATTAAGACAAGGTCTTAGGGAGTATAAGCCGGATGACTATTTGTTATTGACTGGTGATCCAGCTATTATAGGTGTAGCGTCTTCAATTGTTTCTGACATAACAAATGGTAAATTTAATTTACTAAAATGGGATAAACAAGAAAGAAAATATTATCCCATTGAAATCAATTTATATGAGAAAGGAGAAATTGATGTCAATTAAACAGTCAATCAAAATGAAAGAAACAATAAACTTTGAGGCAGATCAACAAGACCTCATGAAGAAGACTGATAATATTCAGTCACTAGCAGATCAAGTTGAAAGATTAGAGGGTTTACTTCACAGAATAGAATTAAGTGAAAATAATCTAAAAGATTTAAAAAAAGTTTATCAACATATATCGGGTGAGGTCATACCAACTATGATGTCTGAAATGGGTTTATCAGAACTAACATTAAAAGATAATACAAAATTGAAAGTGTCCACCTCTTACAAAGCTCACATAAGTGAAGCAAATAAAGAGATGGCATTTAACTGGCTTCGTGAAAATGGCCTGGGTGATATAATCAAAAACGAGATATCCGTATCATTCGGTCGTAACGAGGATAACAAGGCGGCTGATTATGCCGAACTTGCAAAGAGTAGTGGGTTCCAACCAACACAAAAGATGAAGGTAGAACCCATGACTCTAAAAGCGCTAGTCCGTGAGCGTTTAGAATCAGGCAAAGAAATGCCAACGGAAATTTTCGGTGTCTTTACCGAAAATAAAACTACTATAAAGAGGAGTAAGTAAACATGAACCAAGTAGCAAGTAAAAAAGAAGGAGCATTAGCAGTCAATATGTTTGAAGCTGATGCAGACAAAGGTGCTCAAAACATGACGCAAGAAGATCTTGCGTTACCTTTCCTAAAAGTTTTGGGACAACTATCACCTGAAGTAAACAAGCGTGATGGTAAATATGTCGAGGGCGCAGAGCCAGGCAAAATAATAAATACAGTTTCAAATGAACTGTATGATACCATTAATGTACTACCGGTCTTTTACAAAAGACAGTATGTTGAATGGCAAGACAGAGGCACTAGCACAGGTGCTCCTGTTGCTATCCACGAGGCAGACAGTGATATAATTAGTCAAACCACTAGAGGTAAAGACTATAAAGATAGGTTACCAAACGGTAATTATCTTGAGAACACTGCAAATCATTTTGTGATTTTAATGGGTAGTAGCCCACAAACAGCTTTGATTTCTATGAAAGCCACTCAATTAAAAGTGAGTAGAAAATGGAACTCAATGATGATGGGTATTAAAATGCAGGGTAAGAATGGACTCTTCACTCCGCCAACATACAGCCACATTTACAATCTAAAAACTGTGCCGATGTCTAATGACAAAGGATCATGGTTTGGATGGGACGTAAGTAAAGTTGGACCTATCGAAGATAGAGCAGTCTATGAGATAGCAAAAGGCTTTGCTGAACGTGTAGGTAAAGGTGAGGTACAGGCGAAGCATGGTGAAGCTGAAACCAATTCACAAGCACAACCATACTAAACATATCCTAGGTGCTGGGCGTCAAAGCGAGAGTGGAAACGCCCAGTTTTAATATATGATTGAAAAATTTAAAAATATATTTGAAGGATTAGATCGTGCTCATGGTGTCACAAAAGTTGGCGAATCAAACGGTGATGGTAATAAAGTAAAAGGTAAATCCTTTGTAAAAAGAGAACCAGTTACAGATGAGTTATGGACTAAACATTTAGAAGGTACAGAAAGTTTAGGTGTTATTCCAATCAATGATGACAATAAATGTAAATGGGGTTGCATAGATATAGATTCCTATGCAGGATTTGATCACAAACAATTAATTCAAAAAATAAATAAATTAAAATTACCGCTAATAGTATTCAGATCTAAATCAGGTGGTGCACATGTATTTTTATTTACATCTGATTATGTATCAGCAAAATCTATGCAAGATAAACTTACAGAGATAAAAGCTGTGCTGGGTTATGGTGGATCAGAAGTTTTTCCAAAACAAACAGAATTAAAATCGAAAGATGATACAGGAAATTTTCTTAATTTACCATACTTTTCTAGTGACAACACAACAAGATATGCTTTTGATAAAGAGGGTGGAGGTGCTACATTAAAAGATTTTTATGAACTTTATGAAACAAACAAAGTTATAGATGTAGAAAGTATAGTTGTTGTAAGACCTAAGTCAGAATATGATGATGGGCCACCTTGCATAGAAGTATTAGCCATGAATAAAATTGATGAGGGTGGTAGGAACAATGCATTGTTTCATTATGGTGTGTATGCAAAACAAAAATGGCCAAGTGAGTGGAAATCAAAAGTAATATTATTTAATGCGACTGCGATGGAGAAACCATTGTCAGATACAGAGGTACAAATAGTTGTAAATCAACACGATAAAAAAGAATGGGGTTATAAATGTAATGATCAACCTATGTGTAGTATGTGTGATAAAACTTTATGTCGAACTAGAAAGTATGGTATAGGCCAAGAGATAATGTTTCCTGGGCTAACCGACCTCCAGGTGATAGACTTGGAGGACCCTTACTACTACCTCAACGTAGACGGAGAAAGATTATACTTAGAAAATGTAAAATACTTAAGACAACAAAGTTTATTTCAAGAGGCATGTATGAAACAACTAAGATTTAGACCACCAACATTAAAAGAAAAAGATTGGGTATTAATAACAAATTTATTATTAAACAATGCAGAAGTTACAGAACCTGCACAAGGCATGCGTACAGAGGACCAATTACAAAATCATTTAGAAGAGTTTTGTTTAAACAGACAAGTATCCACAGATAAAAATGATTTAAAAAAAGGTGGTGTATGGACTTCAGATGGCAGTCACCATTTTGTGTTTGATAGGTTTTATCATCAATTTTTGATTAGACGTAGATGGGATGTAGGCTATCAAAGAACTGGACAAATGTTGAAAGAGAAATGTGGATGTGAGGACAAAAGATTAGGAAAAGAGAAACTATCTGTATTTATTGTAAAAGAGTTTGACAAGAAACAAGATGAGTATAAACAAAAACAATTAAAAGAAGAAGATCCGTATTAATGAAAACTAGAATACATGTAAACCAACACAAGATTAGAAGTAATAAAAAACATAACTTAAATGAACCTGTCATAACTGTTAAAACTTCTAAATCAAACACCTATGCGCATGAAGTAGAGGTATTAGGACCAAGTAAAATTATATACAGTCCCGATAAACCATTGAGTTGTGGTGCAAGAGTTTGGATTGAAACAGAGGGAGAAGTAAAAATTAAATGAAAACAATAGTATTAGGACCACCAGGAACTGGAAAAACAACTACTCTATTAAATAAAGTAGATGACTATTTAAAACAAACAGATCCTGATAAAGTTGGATACTTTGCTTTTACACAGAAAGCTGCATACGAGGCAAGGGACAGAGCTATAAAAAAATTTAATCTTACAGAAGACGACCTACCGTATTTTAGAACACTACACTCACTAGCTTTTAGAAAACTAGGTATTAAAAAAGAAGATGTAATGCAACGTAGGCACTACGTTGATCTTGGTAAAAAACTAGGATTTCCTGTAAACTATGCTAAGTTTGAAGATGACCATGGTGGTATCTTTACATCTGACAGTGAGTATTTAAGAATAATTAATTTAGCAAAACTTAGAAACATTACAGCAGAACAACAGTTTGATTTAGCAGAGCACAACAGTGATCTTGAAAGAGATAAATTACGCATTATTGCAAACGAAATAGAGCGATACAAAAAAGAATATAACTTAATAGATTTTAACGACATGATTTTAAAATTTATAAAGTCAGATAAGTCACCAAACTTTGACGTTGTGTTTATAGATGAGGCACAAGATCTATCACTAATGCAATGGGATATGGCTAAAACTATATGGAATAAAACAGAAGATTCTTTTATTGCGGGTGATGATGACCAGGCTATATTTAGATGGGCGGGTGCAGATGTAGATTCTTTTATTGCACAAAAAGGTTTGATGATGCCACTACAACAGTCACATAGAATACCGGCAAAGGTCCACAATGTTGCTATGGGTATTATAAATAAAATTAGAAACAGAATTGATAAAACATGGAAACCAAAGGTGCATGAAGGATCTTTGTCTAGATACGATGAGTTTGAACAAATAGATATGTCTAACGGTGAATGGTTAGTGTTGGCTAGAACTAAATACATGTTAAACGATTTAGAAGAAAGTTTATATAGAGATGGTAGATACTATGTAAATAAATTTAAAAGAACTAAAGAAAAAGAATTACATTACGCAGCGCAGGACTGGGAGAACTTACGTAAAGGTCAACCACTAGCATACAAAGAAGTAGAACGAATCTATAGTTACATGAAAGACAATACAGATAAAAATAAATTAAAAGGTATGTTGAAAGATAGCTCTTACAACATAGACACATTAAAGAAAGACTATGGATTAAAAGTAGATACACCTTGGTTTGAGGCATTCGATGATGCACCAAGTCGAGATGTAAACTATTTAAGAAAGATGAGAAAGAACGGAGAAAAACTAAACGAACCACCACGAATAACTTTGTCTACCATACATGGTGCAAAGGGTGGTGAATCACAAAACGTTGTGTTGTTAACAGATTTAAGTGAGAACACAATGAAGGCATATGAAAGGAATGCCGACGATGAGAATAGATTGTTCTATGTTGGTGCAACACGAACCAAGGAACATTTACATATCATATCACCAAAACAAGAATATAAAGGTTATAAACTATGACACATCCAGACGATTGGGATAAAATATTCCCACAAGAAAGAGGACCAAAGCATTATAAAAATTTTAAGATACAACCTTTTGAGTTTATATCAAAGAATGAACTTACGTTTTTTCAAGGATGCGTTGTGAAATACGCATGTAGATATAAGATGAAAGATGGTATAAAAGATTTAGAAAAAATAATTCACTATTGTGAACTAGAAATTAAAAAGATGAAGGACAAAAAATGATACAGAAACCTATGTTCAGTCCACAGACTGAGTGGGTGCCACCAGATTCTTTTCCTGATCTATCAAAGTACGATGAGATAGCGATAGATTTAGAAACAAGAGATCCTGAACTTAAAACTATGGGGTCTGGCTCTATTACCGGTAAAGGTGAGATAGTTGGTATAGCTGTAGCTGTAGAAGGTTGGTCAGGCTATTATCCGATAGCACACGAAGGTGGTGGTAACCTAGATAAGAAAAAGGTTTTGGACTGGTTTAGAACCATTCTAAACTATGACTCTGTAAAGATATTTCATAATGCTATGTATGACGTATGTTTTATACGTGCTGCAGGACTTAAAATTAATGGTTTGATCGTAGATACCATGATTGCTGGCTCTCTCGTGGACGAGAATCGCTTTCGTTACGATTTAGGCTCTATGGGTCGGGATTACCTCGGAAAGGGCAAAAATGAGGCTGTATTGGCCGAAACAGCTAGTGTTTGGGGTATAGATGCCAAATCTGAGATGTATAAACTACCTGCTATGTATGTAGGTGAGTATGCTGAAAGAGATGCGGAACTTACATTAAATCTGTGGCAAGAGATGAAAAAAGAAATAAACCACCAAGATATAGAATCAATATTTAAATTAGAGACCGAACTTTTTCCTTGCCTCGTTGATATGCGATTTTTAGGAGTGCGAGTAAATGTTGAAGCAGCTCATCAGCTAAAAGACAAATTACTAAAAGAAGAAAAAGAGTGCCTGCAAAAAGTAAAAAAAGCAACAGGAGTAGATACTCAAATATGGGCTGCACGTTCCATTGCGCAAGTTTTTCAAAAACTTGGCCTACCTTTTGACCGAACTGAAAAAACAAATTCTCCATCTTTTACTAAAAACTTTTTACAAAACCATCGTAACCCAATGGTTAAATTAATTGCTAGAGCTAGAGAAATAAATAAAGCTCACACAACATTTATTGATACCATATTAAAACACGAACATAAAGGACGAATACACGCTGAAATAAACCAACTTAGATCAGATCAGGGTGGCACTGTTACCGGTAGATTTAGTTACAGTAACCCGAACCTACAACAAATACCTGCACGAAACAAGGAACTCGGACCAATGATCAGGTCATTGTTTATACCGGAAGATGGTTGTGAGTGGGGTGTGTTTGATTATTCACAACAAGAACCACGTTTAGTTGTACACTACGCAGCGTTACAGAATCTCTATGGAGTGGACGAGGTATTGGATGCATACCAAGATGGTAATGCAGACTTTCACCAGATCGTCGCTGAGATGGCAGAGATACCAAGAGAACAGGCCAAGACAATAAACCTTGGTCTGTTTTATGGTATGGGTAAAAATAAACTACAAGCAGAACTAGGTGTATCAAAAGAAAAAGCTGAGATGTTATTTAAACAGTATCACTCACGTGTGCCGTTTGTAAAACAATTAATGGACAATGTAATGCAACGTGCACAAATGCGAGGACAAGTTAGAACTCTTCTTGGTAGATTGTGTAGGTTTCATTTGTGGGAACCTAATCAGTTTGGCGTACACAAAGCATTGCCTCATGATGCAGCGCTCCAGGAACACGGACCAGGGATCAAAAGAGCTTTTACATACAAGGCACTAAATAAATTAATACAAGGTAGTGCAGCTGACATGACAAAGAAAGCCATGATACAGTTACACAAAGAAGGCATCACACCACATATACAAGTGCATGATGAACTTGATATATCTGTAGATAACAATGCA